TTTCCGTAAATTATCTCATAAAGCAAACCTAAAGGATGTTCGTTTTTTATTTGTTCAAGCTCTTCTAAATAATCATCGTTTTTATCTATATAGTAGTTAAGTTCTCCATAATGACCGTAAGCATATGCAGTATATTTTTTATTCAAATCCTACAATGCTTTATTATACGCATCTTGTTTACTCTTAAAATCATTCTCAAGTTTACCATCAAGCGGAGCAAGAAAAATATCTTTAATGTCTGATGTTTCTATATGACCTAATCCACTAGTAGCCTTTAAACTTTCAATTAATGCATTCTCAGCTTCTTGTTTAAATTTTAAAGTATATGATTTATATGTATTTAGTTCTTGCTCTAATTTCTTTTCTAAACTCTTTTTCTTTGTAGGGTCGGTTTCTTCTTTTATCTTTGTTCTAAGGTTAGATATTTCATTTGATTGGTAAGAAGAAGCGAAGTCGTAAGCCATTGTGATATTACCAAAGCTATCCATGATTTCTCTTAACTACTTTGCTCTATTGTAAACATCAGCAAGGCCATTAGTAAAGTTGCTCCAGTCTCCATTAGCTATCGCGTAAAAGAACTCATTTACTGTATCTTTCATCGCTCCAATATTATTATCTACAGCGTCTGATATAGTCTGGGATGAATTCTTTAAAGCTCCTAATACTTCTATTGCTGAGTTTATCCCAATTGTAAACTTAGCAAAACTACTAACTAGCCCACCTATTTCACCTGAAATGCCTTTAAAACTATATTTAGAACTCTGCGAAAAGTTATTAATCCTATTCTGCATGTTCTTAATCTAAGTATCGAACTGTTTACTATCTAATGTCGCTCTAGCACTCAGTATTGCTCCACTTGCCATTATTTAGTTCCTCCATATATTGTTTAATTAATTTATTCCTTTCGTCTTTGGTAACGGTTATAGTTGGAACTTCTTGCTTTTCCCAGTCGAACGTTATTAGATCCTATGGCGTTTTAATCTTAGCACCCATACTGCAAGCTGTTATATATGCAAGAAAACGGCACCTCTCCCACTCTCCCTTATCGCCAATGTTTGAACCATACATTAGAGCATCTAACTCTAAGTCTGTCATCTCGTCTAGGAAGTATTCGGGTGAGATGCCGCATTTAACTACTGCTAACGCGTAGATATCCCTAAAATGTATTATACCGTTACCTTTTATGCTTTTTTTGGCGATTCAGAATTTAAAAGATTCGAAAGATTTTCAAATGCCCCTTCTGTCTCGTCTATGTAATCAATGAACTCATCAAGAGTAGGAACTTCTTTATCTCTATTACATGCTTTAAGAACACAATAGTAATAAGTTAAAATGTCTGCTATCTTTGTGCTGAGTTCTGTGATTGTTTTACCAGTCTCATTCTCGTAGATCATGATTGAACGCATTGTGCGCTTGAATTTGTACTCCTTATTGTTGATTGTAATCATAATAGTTTATTTTTAAATTATTTACTTGCTTTGGTTAATGCTCCCGTACCCTGGAGACTTACTGAATAAGTTGCTTCCCCTTCTGTTGAACCTGTAAGAGATATGCTAGTTACTACAGCTTCGCCTGTATACGTAAGAGTGAAGGCGCTATCTACGTCAAGGTTGCCGTCTTTGTCTGTATCTGTAGCCGTTGAATAATCAATGACGCCAAACTTAATAGATACCTTGCCATTAGATGTTGAACTAGTAATAGCACTAAACAGATCATCAAAACCTTCAAGTTTTGCATTAGTCATGTTGTCCGTTGATACTGTCCAGCTCTTCTTTGAAATTTCATAACTCTTCCAAGATTCACCACCTTCTGCGCTCATCTGTTTCCAGCTCGTAGAGGCTGTCTCAGTAGTATCGATTGCGATATCAAGAGTACATGCAGTAGCGTATCCGTAAACTTTGCCGCCGATGGCCAGCATAAGATTCTTGCCTTGTAATGTTGCCATTTTATATTGTTTTTGTAATTGTTAATGTTATTAAATATGCATCCGAGAACTCCTCTGATACTTCTATTATCTTATAATCATATGCCTAAACGGCTTCTATTATCTTCTCAGTCAACTCAAAGGCAGACTGGTACTTATCACTTACGACTGTTACTGTAAAGTATGACTCAACACTGGAAATTCCTACCTTATGATAATTAATAGTGGTTGTGTTTCTTGTAAAAACTACATACGGATACTTCGCAGAACTTGGCGCTATTACAGGATAAGCTGTGGATATATTCTTTAATATCGAGCTTATTTCTTTGTTCGTTTCTAAGATTTTTCCTTTATCCATGCGTCCATTAATTCACTACATAAATTACTCTTTATACTTCTGAGACATTGCTACTCTTTTTTCTTTACTATATTAGTAAATATATACTAAGGCTTAACAATGCCGCGATTATATCCCTTCTTTGTCTTTCTAACTTTACTACCTTCTTCAAATATCTAAAGCCTAAATGCTTTAAGTTTTGGATCCTTACGATGTTTACTACTTACAATTGTAATATATGCGCCTATAGTCTTCTTATTAGATCCTAGCTTTAAAGGTTTAAATAAAGTCGGATAATGTTTACTCTTTATTTTCTTTCTAACAGCCTTCTTATATTCATCATATATAGGCTTTATAGACTTCTTAAGAGCTTTATTGGCTGCACTCTTAAACTTCTTAGGCCTAATGGCTTCCAACGCTTGCATGTACTAGTTACCATCTACATTAAAATCAACCATGACGTTCTACTACTTCTATGTGTTTTACATTATCCTAATCGTACATATTGAGTATATCAAAGAACACGCCGCCTATATTTAATATATCTTCTGGTTGTATGTCGTGATAAGCTCGCATCTTTACTTCTGCAGTAAGCTAACCTATGAGCTATTCGTTAATATCTTGAATATCATTGGCTTTATATGTAACTTGTGCCTTTGTTGTAAATTTAGGGGTGAAACTGTAAGCCTCGCCCCCTAAATCATCAACATAAGGAGTAGATCCGAGAATTATTACCGGTGTTCTTAGTAATCCTGCCCTTATCATACATTTGTATATATAGTACCATAGTTAATATAGGGAGTGAGCAAATACTAATAGGTATACGGCACTTCATACGCATTACTATATGCTACATTCTCCCTATTGTTATATAATGTTCCTACCATTAAGAAGATTGCCATTTTTATCGGTTCCTCTTCTTCTATTTCATTAAACTTAAGAAGTGGAAGATTTAAATGCTTGGCTAATCTCTTTTTAACAGCAGTATAGAGAAGGGTAAGATACTCGTCATCATCTGTATAACTTTCATCTATATTCAGATGATGTTTCAAGTATGTTATCATTTAAGCAATTTCTTTTGAATTGTGCTAGTTCTGCGAAGCTGTGCGTCAAAGTAAGCATTAACTACAAGTCTTACCTTACCATTACCAGCCTGAGAATATGGATCCACGGTTACTTCTACAGCACCCCATTGTGCAATTACCAAGTCAGAGAAGTCGCCAAAGAGAACACCCTTACCAGATGCGGCGGCTGAACAATATACAGGGTAACCTTCTACTTCATTACCTTCAAGGATATACTTGCCAGTACCTGTGCTCTTTTCCGTCTGCTTAAGAGTAGACTTAGCAGTAGGGCTAACGATCCAGCATTTATTGCCTACTTCTTTACCTTCAAGGGCACCCTCCATATCACAGATATTAGCCCAAGTAACAGCTGCAGTGTCAGTAGTTACACCATTAAACAAACCTGCTGGTTGAGTAGTAGACTTAGCTGCAGAACCAAGAATAGTAGCCTCCAATTTCTGAGCTACTGCCTTAACCAAATCCTGCTTCAGCATTTCTTCTGCTGATGCCGTTTCCTGAAGCAAGAACTGCTTAGAAATGTCTACAAAAGCCGTAAGACGCTTAGGAGTAAGAGTTACAGAATCAATAGAAGCGGCAGCGTCCTGAGCTGCACCTACTTCATCTGCCCATGCTACAGTCGAGCCATTAAGTACTGGAACCTTTACGTCTCCATTGAGGCCTGAAAGATATGTTGCACCAGCTTTAGAGAACACCATAGTATTATAAATTGGAGCAATGATGTTCTGTACATTCGTGCCAATAGCACCTGGAGCAGTGCCTGCTTTTACATCTGCACGGTATTCAGTCGGCAAGATAATATCACCATTATAGGTAAGCCCTGCCTTGCGCATTTCTGCCTGTCCCTGTGCAATTACATCGGCTGCTGCTTCGTTAAAACTGCGACGATTTACTACGTCGTTGATTGTCTTGATAAGTGAAAATTCCATCGTTTCTTTGTTTAAATTGTTGCGTTTGTCTTTATCTTCTTCTTTATCCTCTTCTTCTTCTTTTAAAGAGTCGGAAGCAGGCTCTCTATCTTTGTTATCCTGTTCTGGATCAGTTCCTTCTTCTTCTGGAGCTTCTGTAGTTGCTTCTGCGCTTTCTTCTTCCTGCTTTTCTTTATCCTCTGGTTTATCTTCCTCTTTATTCCTAACCTCCATATCAATTCCTGCTATGTAATCATTAAGTGAACGCTTCGCAACGCTGACGTAAGTTTCTGAATAAGCCCCATCAGCCACTATGCTAAAGTCATACATTCTTTCTATTTCGTGAATTGTGCGGTAATACTTACCACCTTTGGTTTCCCAACTATCACGCTTAACGGTAAAGGCAAAACTAGACTCATCATAGTCACCGCGATTTAATCCTTCTAATACTTCATTGCCGAGTTGTGTGTTCGGAGCTTCAAACTCATACATTACACCTAAATCGTCAATACTGTACTTAAGCGATCCGTTGCCTTGTTTGCTTCTTGCTAAGATGCCGCGCTGTTTGTCATGTTCTAGATATACTTTAATGTCTGAACTATCAAGTAATGACATGCTCACAGCTTCCGGTAAGATTCTTTCGGTAAAGCCTCCCAAGTCACGGCTCCAATGGTTAAATCTTATGCCATAACCTTTAATCGTGCGCTAGGATGTGTTAAACTCAGACGGTGTTGACCGTAACTCCATCTGTTCCTGCTGGTGTTCCATTTTGTTCATCCTTCTTTTGTGTTATTATTGTGTTGTTATTCGCGATGTTATCCATACTTGACATGTTAGTTTGCATGAATAACTTATCACTTTCTTCTCTGTAATTATAACCAAGCTCTCTACGCGCTTCTGATGGCGTTATTATCCCAGCATTGATAAGTTTGGTGTAGTAATCAGCTTGGCTTGTCTTATCGGCTCTAAGTAATGCATTCTCGTCAAAATTTATACCTGCATTTAAATCATCAAAGAGCTTACGGTTGAACTCTTCCTCTATCTTCTGAAGTAATGGTGCTAAGGTGTCAGTCAAGAACGCAAGCTGCGTAGCTTCAACTGTTGAGTAATTCGCAGCATCTAAATCAAAGGCTTTAATCGGAGAAACTCCAAAAAATCTACAGATGTCGATAACATTAAACTTTCTAGTTTCTAAAAGCTGTGCATCTGTTGGGTTTACTGTTATCGGCTAATAGTCCATGTTCCCATCTAAGACTGCTACGCCGTTTGGTGTCCCGTTTTGGGCGTTAAAGGCTAACTGCCATGCTGAGCGTATCTTTTCCTTCTGATCATTTGTTACGATGCCTTGGATTTTAAGAATCCCAGCACTATTTGCCCCGCCTCTAAAGAAACCTGCAGCGTGGGATTCTGAGTCGCTAGCTAACTGCAAAGACTTTCTAGCATGTGTAAGCGTTGAAATTCCAATATATCCATCTTCAGAATGATTTATAATGTGTATAATATCCTTAGAACTTACTGGTAATTGATAACCTGTAATGTTGTAGATTATCTTGTTGTTTTCTAACTGTGGCGTTACATACTCTGGCGGGATAAGCTGAAGCTCTACAGGCTGCCCGTTTTGTCGTTTAATGTAAACGTAACCATTACCTCTAAGTAATACATATGAGATAAGTGTTTTAAATAGTGTAAACTTTGTCATAGTTTCACTTGGACGCTGCATTAATCTATAAACTGGACTGTCTTTATATTCTCGCTTATGCCCGTGTTCATCTGTTTTATATACTTCGATTGGTAATTGTGCGACTGCATCGCTGATTACCTGTACACATCGGTAAACTGCTGAGAGACTTAAAGCTTGATTGTCTTTATAACTGCTAATCTGATTGTAAAGAGCATAGTCACCTGTCGATATACCGCGATACTCTTGATGTTCTTGTGGTTTCTTTCTTTTAAATATATCTAATATGTTCATAGTACAAATATTTCTCCACTATATGTTGGTGTTTGTAAATATCCTCCCAAGGCTTCTATCATTGTAATTACTCCGTCTATCTTGTTCTCATGTCTGCCTTTAACAGGCTTACAGTTGTTGTTGTGATCATATTTAAGCTGAACGTTTCTAAAACAAAACCTCGTAATCTCATTGTCATCTATTATAACTTTGCCTGATAAAACTAAGCGCTCTAGCTCTTTGGTTGGCTTGTTAAAGTTCCCGATAGATTGACCATACGGTTCAAGTGGTAAACCTTGAGCTGTAGCGTCTATTGCCCATTGTGTTGAGTTCCATGAGTCGTAATGAATACCTAAGATGTTAAGAACTTTAGATATACGCATTATATCATTCGTTATATAATCGTAATCTGTAACGTTCCCTGGTGTTAATGTTATTAATCCCTATCTATGCCATAATTTATATGTCTCCTTTAATGCACTCTCTGTAATGGCGGCCTATGGCAAGTAATAGAACGTCTTGTAGTAATACTTCTAATTGTAAGGTATCATAACACTCATAGAACTTAAGTCACTTACTGAGGATAAGTCAATGCCTATGTGACAATACTAACCCTTAAAGTCTTCTAGGTTGACTTTATCTGTAGATTTATTAATTATATTCTCTGTAAGCCATGTGTCTGCAGATTGACACCATATGTTCAATGTCTTAGTTTTAACACTTACCTCATCACTCGGATTATTCTTGGCTTTATTTACTTGCTCACGTATGAAATCTAAACGTACAGCAGAACCAAGGGCTGGATTACTCTTTGGCCAATTAGACTCGTCTGTGTAATCATCTCCTTCATCTAATTCGTAAATGGCAGCAAATAATCCATCGTCTTGTTTTAATCCAGCCAGAACTTCTAAACAGTAAGAACGTAAACGATAGCACGGCTTAGTAACATCAAACCCTGCGGTTGTAATAATACAACAATGCGGATTATCGCGCATTCCTTGACTAGATACTACTAAGTCCTTCATCTTCTAATCTGGCGATTCATGGAATTCATCGATCAAGCCAAAACTGCAATTATAACCATCACCACTCATAGCTTCTGCTGCTAATACCTTTAAGGTTGAGATTGTCTTGGGTACGTTTAAGTAATCCCTGAAGCGCTTAATTGTCTTACCTTTTGGATCCAATTGTGATGCTAAGGTTGATACTGTCGCAAAATCTACTGTCTTTGCTTGCTCTCGTGAGTTTGCCAATAATAATACCTCTGCTGAGGCTTCTCCGTCTAAGAGTAAGAAGTAAAGACATAAGGCTGCAGCCCAGAAACTCTTACCATTCTTGCGAGCCATCTATATATAACTCTATGTATACTTCCTGCGCCCGTCTTTATATAAACCAACTATATTGGCTATTAAGAATACCTGAAATGGTAAAAGAATAAAACGCTTACCAGAACTACCACCTTTATAATGCTTAAGACAATTCATGAACTTAAGACATCTATTTACTTCTTCTGCCCTGTATTCGTAAACGTCCAGATCATCCAAGAATCGCTGACATGCCTGCTTGATATATAAACAAGATACTATCTTGCCACTTAGTACATCTTGAGCGTATTCTATGGCTTGATCCGAACTGTTCATAACATCTCTCCTATCAATTTGTCAAGTTCTGTCTCCTCTTCTTCTACTTCCCCTTTCTCTAATTTCTTGCGATCTAATGGATTTAAGCCAAACTGCTTCATTATCTTAAAGGCTTCTAGCTTCGCGTCATTCTTAATCTTTACGTAAGGATTAGCCTTTGGTATATTACCACTGTTGATTACTAAACCACTCAACTTTATACCATCTATCGCTTCATACATCGTACTTAACGCATCTCCTAATAAGTCTAATGTTACGTAGTCTTTCTCATCTACTTCGATCTATTCTAATATCTTCTGCATGCCTATTTTCGCCCGGGAATGTAAACTGCTATCTATAATGTACATAGTATTAGTTTTTAATTACCGGCCAGAACTATTTCCAGCCGGTGCTGTCTTTGCGGACTGCGAGGTTTATTACCTCCTCATACAGCTACATTAATTTTGTCCCACATTTATTTGTTTTTTATGTTTTTTGTTTGTATTTTTATGTGTAACATCTAAAAAGTAATACTATGAAGTCAGAAATATTAAAAGTAAGAATAACCCCAGAACAAAAACAATTCCTACAATTCTTAGCAGATCAAACCAATCTCGACATTTCTAAAGTCGTTAGATTTATTTTAAACTCTAAAATATCAGAATTAAATGAAAACAGCAATCAACAACGCAAAAGAGAATCCTAAAGCTATGAAACTCATGGCTTAGTACTACAATTAGCTGCATGCAGAATTAGTAAACTCAGAACTAGATGAGGAAATTTTTAATACTACGGTGCTTAGTATATCTTATAGATTAGATGGCGACTTTGTAGAATGCTTCCGTAAACTGTTTAGAAGTAACTACATGAGATATTGCCACGAAAGAAGAATATACTACGCTACGCATGACGAATTAGATACTGAGAAAATGGATGTAGTCGATGACTATATAGATGAAGAACTACATAATATTAATCTTAATAATCTTATTGATGCCATTAATAAATCTACCAAAGAAAACCTATAAATAGAATAAATCAGATAAAGCGAAAGAAAGAGCTAAATTTTATAACAAGAAACAATGGGTTAAACTTAGACTATGTAAACTACAAAATGAGCCTATATGCGAACTTTGTAAACATTACGATAAAATAACACCAGCACAAGACGTTCACCATATTTACGGAATTCTTGATCGTCCCGATTTAGCCCTGGAGTATTAGAACTTAGCTTCTTTATGTAAAGAATGTCACGGAAAAGTTCATAATTGTAAAAATACAGATCAAATCTTAAAATCTTTGCGTAACTAATGCGTAAATATCTTGCAGATATGAGATTTTATGACTATCTTTACAAAGTAAAGCAAAAGCATAATTTCTGTATTTTTAGGGTGGTAAGGCCGAGTAGTGATACTCGGCTTTATATTATGTTGCACTGCTTATTTTTTTCTAAAGTGCTTCTATATATAATAAAACGACACCAAAAAATTAAGCACCAGCCTAACGTAAAGAATCGCGACAATCCAAAGATAAAACCAGTAGATTAAAAAAGTTAATAAAAACATGAAAAAAGTTGTAAAAATATTTGGAAGTTCTGAACTTTTATATTACCTTTACAATATCAAAATAAGGGGTAACACCTAAGCCGTAAAGTCTTAAAGTTTGTACTTGGCGAAAGAAACAAACGAACCTTATAGTTTTTAAAGATTGAACTAGGTAAATAATCAATCCAAAACCAAAAAGTCTAAGATTCAACTTGGTAAAGGAATCGAATCATAACCAGATCATTCTATTATTTTTGTGTTTAGAAAAAACGTAAAAGAAACATCAAAAAAAGTAAACACATTACAGATCATCTAAATCTAAGAATTTTAACATGAGGCGCTCGCCTTTTTTATTTTTCTCTTCTGCTTATTTTTTTCTAAAGTGCTCCTATATAATAAAGGTGAAGCCAAAAAAAATAAGCACTCAAAAAAATAAGTACTAACTTTTAAAACTTAAACAAAATGGAAACAATTATCAATGCAATCAAAGCTATCTACGCTAACAACAAAATCAACAAAAAGAACATCGCAGATCATCTCGGCATTACTGTTTATAAACTCAATAAAATGCTTAATGGTGCTAATCTTGAAGATGTAATAGATCAGGCTTTTACTGAAATGAGAGCAGAAAAGAAAGATAAAGAAGCACAGGAAGTTGTAGAAACTAAAGAAGAAACTGTAGAGTTTGATTTTAATACGTTTGACAGTAATGATACTGTTTACGCTCCGGAAAATGCAAAATATCTCTCAGAATTCATTACAGAACTCCCTACTGACTGTTTATTTGATAAAGGAGCAGTAGGTTGTGGTGGTACAACTCTTGCGATTAAAAGCAAAGATTCATATGTAATAGCTGCGCCATTTGTTAGTATGATTGATAATAAATGTGCTAGTAATCCTGAAATCTTCGGAGTAAAGGAAGGTGTAGGTATAGATGATATTATAAGCTATTTGCGCAAAGTAGATACCATTAAAATAATGGTAACCTATGACTCTTTATATAAAGTAGTTGAGGCTTTAGGTTCAAGATGTAAAGAAGTAAGACTGTTAGTAGATGAGTTACATATTCTGTTTACTGCTTACTCTTACAGAAGCGAAGCAATTAAACGAGTTCTGCGTGATTATAAGAAGTTTAAGTCATTCTGCTTTATGACTGCGACACCTTTAGATAAAGACTTTATGCTTACAGAGCTTAAATATATTCCAGTTAATCGTGTTATATGGCCTGGGCGTGAGATTACAACTGTTAAAACCATTAAATGCAATGATGTATTTAGCGCGGTTTGTAGTATTATTAGAACACATGAAGCGCCTTATAATCTTTATTTCTTTGTTAATTCTGTTGAGTTTATAAATAAAGTAGCAAAGACTGTAGGTTTAACAGATGAAAACGCCCGCATGATATGTTCTAAATCTCAAACTAAGACTAAACTTAAAATATCAGATACTACAAGCGAACCTAAGACGTTTAATTTCATTACTAGTACAGCATTTGAAGGTTCTGACATTATGGATACTGACGGTATGACTATTATAGTGTCAGATCCTGCGAAATCTCAGACGCTGTTAGATATTCAAACATCAATCCCACAGATCGCCGGTAGAATTCGTAATACTAAGTATTATCGCGAGATTTACCACCTTTACACACAAACAAGATACTCAGACGTTACAGCTGAAGAGTTTAAAGCTTCTAGTAAGAAAGAAGAAGAGAATGCAAGACTTATAATGTCTAAATTAGACGCTATAGTGGCTGCAGGAGTAAAGGAATGGATCAATCAGTATATAAATAAAGATGAAAACGGCAACTGGTTTGTAGATTCAAACCTTATAAACTATGACATCTGGACATTTAACACATTAAAGAACTATCAGCTTTGCGGTAATCTTAAGAAAGAATACGAAGCTAAAGGCTTTACTTGTGTACAAATAGAACGCATTTATCCTAAAATAAAGGCTGTAGTAGATAGTTCAGAGATGGATTTTATTGATATTGTAAAGAAACTCAGAGAGTTAGACAATAACATAGTCGAAGGATTCGATCCTAACTTCTATTATAATGAAGAACTGAAAGCTTCAGCATTTAAACGTTATGACTTCTTAGAGGAAGCAATTAAAGTCCTGGGTTGGAATAAGATAGCATCATTATCTTACTCACAGAAAGCTATAAAGGAAGCTATGGTTGTTGCTTCTGATCGTACTGTTAACAATAAGGTTATTAAACTGTTTAAGATGCAAGGATTCACTACAGGGCAGTTTGTAACACTGGCAGAAGTTAAAGCTAATATAGATGCTATTTATAAACAGTGCGGGATTACTAAAACAGCTAAAGCTACGGATATTATGGAGTTCTTCGATGTTAAAAAGTCTAATAGAAGAATAGACGGGGAACAGGTTAACGGATTCACTATTATCAGATCACGTATTATTATTTGACTGCTTACTTTTTAGTGAACCAAAAGGTTATATATAGAGGTACTTTAGAAAAAAATAAGCAAGACTAACTCGATCCTTTAAAAACAGAACCACAGGCTCCTCATATTACCAGGTAAAAAAGTTGCATTTTTATTAAAAAAAGTTGCTAAAATATTTGGAAATAGGGAAAGTTTATATTATCTTTGTAGTATAAAAAATAAGGGGCCACGGTTCTTTATTAAATAAGCATACTGGCTACTTAGTGCGAAGTAGTAATGTTAGTTAAGCATTCCAAAATTACAAGAACAGAGCTAAGGCTGTTACTCCTTAGCACTCTCACTTAGTAAATGTGATAGCTACAACATACGCGGCTTTGGCTGTAAGCGGAAAGCGTTAGCTTTCTGTGTAATTTTTAATAATTGCTCATATGTTAAATTTTAAAGGTTAATACTGGGCTCTACGTCTGTGAAGATATTAGGGCCCTTAATTTAAAAAAAAATGAAAACAGTAGACAAAGAGAAGCTCTGTATAGATTTTTTAAGAGCGAACAAAGAAGACATCCCATTGTTTACAATAAAGAGCATAGGGGAGAAGTTCGGGCTTAGTATATATAAAGTTCGGAAGATGATTAAACACATTAAAGCCGGGGCATGATCCTTGGCTTTTTAAAACATGAAACTATTGCGCAATTGATGCGTAACTAATAAAACCCTTTACAGAAATGAAGAAGAACACCCATTACATCATCTTCGTGATGATTTTGCTTTTCAGCCGTTATTATGCAGCTTGTTATTTTGTAAAGAACGGCGTAGATTGCAGAGATATTAACTCTATTCTCTGGCGTATTACTTACCCTATAATTAAATTACGTCATGAGCTTTAACAGTTGCAAGAGCAAGTCTGACCTTTATGAATAGGCCAACATGCGCAGGATGGAGTTATTACAATTTTAGATCGTAGATAAAGCACCAGAAGGCATAGTAACAGATGGTAGTTGGAAGAAGTGGCAAGACTTCGACTTTATAGTTTAGAAAGAAGGGCACATCTTCAATATAGAATAGAAGGTAGACTACGTTACATATAGAACAGGTAACATTACCGTAGAGTTCGATGATTGCCTTGGTAATGCCAGGGGAATCTTTAAAGGCTAGGATACAGATATTATTTAGTACATCTTACCAAATGAAGATGAGACTAGTTGGCATTTAATGGTAGCCACACGCAGAACTTTAAAGCGTTTATCAATCAAGCATTATAAAGGAATTAGAACGTGTGGTGATTAGAACGGGCGGTACTTCTTGGTTCCATTAGAAAAATTAATCTAGGAGCCAGGGATTCAATACAAAGAGATAGAGTTAGAACTTACAGCATAAAAACAAAGGGACAGCCATTATTGGTTGCCCCTTTTTTCGTTTAAAATCGGACCCTCGAAAAGGGCTCTATTTTGCGCTGTAATCGATCGCACCCTTAGATGGATGCCCGGATCGAAAAGTTGAAAAAAACGCCGTGTGTGTAAAATGGGGAGGCGGCGAGATTTGCCGAGCTTCTCGAAACATTTCGCACCCCCTACCCTTTTTATTTTTATAAACAGAACGAGTATATCAATTAACTAATTGATTCATCTTGTTCTTCCATCTCTTTTTCCTTAAGTCGTTTCATCTCTTCATATACCTCAGCCTTAGCTGCACTAATCTCGATCCAATCCGAGACTTCTGCATTAGCTGCGAGATATACTTTATCGGCAGTAATGATGCGCTCTAGAATGTCGACATCTTTTGCCTGGGTTAAATACTTGCCATCTTCTGGCTGTAATACTCTCATTGTATAGTTAGTTGTTTTCATATTTATAAGTTTTAAAATTTATGCTACCGTAAACCCCTTAGCCGTTATCTGTGCTATTTCATCTGTTGTTAGTCTTGCTTTAACTTGTGCTGGTAATGATATTGTAACTGCACTATAT